GTAAGCGTTTTCGAGGCGGTCGTGGTGATGTCGCCGTTGAGCTTGAGGCCCTGGAGGGCTACGTCCACTACGAAGTCAATGGTCCCTGAATATGGTCCGCCGGTATCAGCACCAACATTGATGTCTTGGGCGGCGGCGATATTCCAATTGCAGTTGCCGACACCGCCCGAATCGAAAATGAACGTGTCGCTGGCGTCGGGGCTTGTCCCAGGCCAGGCGGCGAGAGGTGGGCCAGCGGTACTAACGTCGCTCCAATTGGTGTGAATGTTGGCGTCGGTCGCCGTATTCGCAATCCAATAGAAGGTCGGCATTCCTCATCACTCCAGCCTCGTTGCCGAGCTGGAGGTGGCGAAGGCGGCTGCATCAGGCTCGGCGATGACGGCACGAAGCTCAGAAGCTCGACGAGCGAATCCATCAAGCTGAGTCTTGAATCGGGTGTCGTTTCCTTTCCGCTCGATGCCGTCCATTGGAAGGGTGTCGATGAGAACGGTGAGAACGTCGGTGCAGACGGCGGCTTTGATGTAGTCTTCCTTCTGCGCGGTCGTCACCTGGTTAGCCTCAGCGATGCTGTATTTGTTTGTTCGAGCGATAACGTCCGCCTCGTTGGTTCGCATGGTGATGTATTCGTTGATGGTCCCTTCAGGGAGGCCCTGGGGACGACCAAGCAGATCGCGGATTTGGGACGTTGTGACCGCCATCACTCTTCCTCCGTAGTGTCGAGGCCGATGTCGAGAACACTTAGACCGTCAGGGTTGTCGAGGCGACCGAGGATCATGGCCTTCTTCGAGGACACACAATCGCGGGCGAAGTCGGAGTCAGGAACCCACACCGCAACGTCGCGGGGCAGACGCATGACGGGGTGGCCTTCGTAGTGGTTCTTGAAGCGGCGGAGAACCCAACCCCTGCCGCTGATCCAGGTAGCAAGCCGTTCTTCAAGCAGGGCAACGGTGGCTCCTTCGGGAACAGGGATGCCTCGGTCGTGCATCTCTCGAACCAGGGCAGCCTTACTCTTCCTCTTCTCCGCCATCGTCGCCATCCTCCACTTCACTCAATCGGGCGATCAATTCTGCTTTCGTGCCGGTCACGTCAAGACCACGCTCTTCAGCCAGGGCGATAAGCTCCGACTTGAGCAGCGAGTCAAGGGCAACGGCTTCATCCACGACCGGCTCAGGAGCCGGAGCCTCGACCACAGGGGCCGGAGCAACAGCCGGAGCCAACCGACCCTTGCGAGTCTTGTTGCGAAGGTCTGCGCGTCGAACCATTGGGAGTCACCCCCCAATCAGCTGATGACGCCCGTGATCTTGCAGATGCGGTTTGAAGCACCGGAAGCCGCACCGTCCTGGTGCTGGTGAACCACGGTCCCCATGTAGGAGGTCAAGAGGTAGGAGTACCCCTGGCCTTCAATGCGGGTGATTTCGGTTTCCATGTAGCCAGGGCCGTTGTATTGGAAGAACTCAGCCGTGGTCGCGCCTGGGATCAGGAGCAACGCATCCGTGCCGATGGCTCCGCTCGCACCGTGGTCGCGGGTGTAGTAAATCGTGAGGTTGGCGATGCGCTCAAGGTGGGTCTGCAAGGACTCAATCACGTTTCCGTAAAGGCTGGTGTTCAGGAGCGTCGAGCGAACCGAGGCCGGAAGGACCAGGGCCAGGCCCTCGTCACCGGACACACGGGCGTTGTCGAAAATCTTGTCCATCGCCTTCAGAATGTCGCCTTCAGCGTCTTCGCTCGCGTTGTCGAAGGTCGCCGTCGCGGCCTGGGTCTGACCTGCGCCACCGTGGAGGGTGGACAGAATGTGGTTGTCGATGGTGGACGCACGGGCGGTCACGATGGCGAGCTGCTGGCGGTCCAGCGTCTCGAATCGCTCACCGCGCAGGCGCACCGAGTCGAGGAAGACCGTGCGGCCCTGCCCCTTCTGGAGCGCGACCGTGTAGTTCGCGGTTCCCACGTTGGTCGCATCAACGACGGCGTTCTCGTCCAGGGGGAACGTGAAGTTGCCTTCCGCGCCCGTGAACCACTTGTAGGTGAGCCAGGGGACGGTGCGGCTGCCGACGATCTTCGTACCAACCGCAAGCGTGGTGCTTTGAAGCTGGATGAAGTCGCGGAGGGTCTGCTGGAGGACGGCATCGTTCTTGCCGAAGGGACCGTCATCAGGGCTAACGAGGGCGTCGGCTTGGACACCGAGGATTTGGCTGAGGTTCATGTTGCTCATGTGGTTCATCTCCTGTTTGTTCTGTTATCTCCATCAGGCCTGCTCGGCGGAGAGCGTGTTCACGGCATACAGATCGTTCGCAACCGTGGTGACGGCTGCGCCGAGGTAAATGCCCAGCTTCTTGTTCGATCCGGCGGTGGCGGTGGCGAGGCCGTTTGCACCAACGTAAATCACGTCAGCGGCGGTCCACGACTCGCTGCCGGTGGCGGCAACGAAGCACACACCACCCACGGGAAGGGCGGCGACGGTCGCACCCGAGGTTTCGAGCGTACCGTCAGCGTCCCTGGAGGACTCGTCAATGGCGACGAGGAAGCAGACTTCGGTGGCGGCGGTGAGGTCCACCTTGCCGTCCGAGGTTTGGATCGTGAGAAGTTCGCCCTTCTTGACGGTCGTGGCGTCCTTCACGGTGTAGTTTCGCGCTTCGCTTGCTCCGTAGGTCATCAGATCATCTCCTTGAGGTCATCGAACATGGGGGCTCGCATCTCGTCGCGCTCCGTGACGGCCAGGTTGCCGTTCCAAGCGGACGCCCAAGCGTTCCATGCGATTCGGTAGGCGGACTCGTCGGACTCGACGCGCTCGCCGTTCAGGTAGTTCGCCACGACCTTCTCGGTCTTCGGGGCCACGCTGGCCTCAATGACGGCTTCGGTGGTGGCGGGGACAGCCGGAGGCATCTCGCGGGGTGCGGGGCGGCTGGCTTCCCAGGAGGCGATGACGCGCTCCAACATCTCGGTGCTGAAGTCGTCGTGACCGGAGAGGCCGAGGTCGGTGGCCTTCGTGACGAGCTCGACACGGGCGATTTCTGCGGCTTCTGCTTGGGTCTTCTCGAACTCAGCGATGCGGGCGTTGGCGAGGACCAGGGCCTCGCGCAGCTCCGCCGCTTCGTCGTGGGACGCTTCGACGTTGGTGATTTCTTCGGACATGGTGCTCGCCTCGGTTGCTTGCTGAACAGACCCATGTTCGGGTTGATACATAAGTGTGGATGCCTCGACTTCGCGTTGGACTCTTTCGACCGACTCGATCCTGGCCCCTGAGTATGCGGGCTTGTGGACAATGGCGAGGTGGTCGAAGGTAAAGTCGCCACCAAAGATCATTCTCATGCGGCCCTTCTCATCTTCTTCCATCGCGGTCGGAATGCCCGTACCGCCGATGCTCACACCGTAGCCCTCACGGAGCCACAGGCCGGATTCAAGGGCGGCGAACAGCTCTTCGCGGTGGACCTCAGCGGTGAAGCGGACGGCATATGCGTCTTCTTCTTCATCGTCTTCGTGCATCTTGGCTTCGGTGACGACGCCAACCGTGGCTTCGTCCACACCGCCGTCCATGTTGCGGCGGAAGCGACCGTTCTCGATCTTGGGGTGGTTGAGGGTCACGTCAGCACCAATCATGTTCTTGGCGACTTTCCTGGCCGATTCCCTGGTGATGCTCCACCCGTTCTTGTTGAAGCCGTGCGTGAACGCCACACCCTTCATGCGGATCATGGTTTTGCCCGTGGAGGCTTCAAGAACGGCCTCGAAGGACTCGATTTCCAGGTCACAAGTCACGGCGATGCACACGCCGTCCTCATCGGCCAGGTAGCCAGGGGGACACACATCGCATTCCGTCGCTTCGACAACATCAATCGCACAGTCAGGGCATCCGGCACACATAGGTTCCGCACAGACCCCAAACGATTCTTCAACGTGGTGGTCGGCCATCCAACCTTCTTCCTCGGCCTTGACCTTTTCATCGTAGTCTTCGTGGTTTGAGCACGGCATGAACACCGTGTCTTCGCCTTCCTTGTGGCTGTGAATACCTTCACAGCCAAGTTCCTTTGCTCGATTCGATGCTTCGCCTGGGTTGTCGAACACGTCCTTGCGAATCATCTCCGCCTCAACATGATCGGCACAGGAGTCGCAGCAAGCCTCAGATGCTTCGTGAGAATCGTTCTTGTCGAACCACCGCTGGAAGGTGTCTTCGTCAGGACCAGGGAAATACATGGGTGTGCCGTCAGCCATCCGATCCATGTGCGTTTCACCATCGAAGCCAATTTCACGGGACTTCTTTTCTGCGCCCTCACGGGTCGAAAAGATGTAGTCTTCCATTCCGGCTTCAACGATGCCGTCAATGACTTCGCCTTCGGTGGCCGACCAAAGATCGAACCACAAATCGTCGGCGAGGGCTTCGTGTTCGTCTTCGGAGCTGGTGTAGTCCGTGACGGACTTCGTGCTTTCCCACATCTTGCACGACCAATAGCGAGCCTTCCACTTTGGGCCAGGAGAGTCGCAGTTATGGCGGGAGCGGAAGTTCTTGCGTCGGCCTGGGTCGTCGCGCTTAATTTCCATGTTGGGGTCGCCGAACCGGACAATCACCACGTTGCCCGACTCGTTCTTCACATAGACGGCGAACTTCTTCGACTCTTTCGGGGTGCGGAACGGCTTGTTCAGCGTGACCTGACGGCCCTGGTATTCGACGGCTTCGGCGTTCATTTCGTGTTCCTCCGTGGCGGTGGCTTTGCGGGATCGGGGATGCCCTTTGGGCAGAAGGTCATTGTCTTGCTTGTAATTTGGATTGGATGGTCGCCCATTTCTGAGCAGGTAAAGGAAGGCTTTGACGCGGGCAATACCCCATCCCCCACGGGACATATTGGGTGCGTGACTACGGCTGAAAGCACCAGCCCCGCGACGATACACCGTGAGAAGAGCACCCATGCTCGCACGACTACCCTTCCCCTTCTTGTTGTGTTCAGACATCATGCTTCGGAGCCGCTTCCGCGTTTCCTCGCTGACTTTGATGGAAGGGTTCGGTTTTTTCGCGGAACCTGGTGGGTTCCGCTTGCTTCCCTTTCGGCGCTCGCTCGGCTTCGCAGGCGTTTTGCGGGGGTCATTCGGCCCTGGTCGTCCATATTGGAGAGCTTCGACTGTTTCGGTTGCGGCGGCATCCTCGACGGGTTGATTCTCCGATCCTGGTGCGGTTTCCTCCGAAGCTGCCCGTGCGTCCTCCGCCTGTCCCGATTCTTCCGTATCGGACCCATGCTCAAAGGTAAGTGTGTCCGTGTTGTCGTTTGAAGCCTCCGCGTATCTCATGCAGACGGCGTACCGCTGATCCACGTTGTCGAACTCTTCGAGCATCTTACGGTCGTCCATGCACCGCTTGACGAAGGCCTCTTTGGACTCGCCAGGGGTGCGCTCAGGCATCACTCGTCACCCCAGGGAACCTTGAGTTCTTTCTCCATTTCCATTTGATGTTCGTGCTCGGCAACATCGCGCTCGCGCTCATGTGATGCTTGGATGGGCAATTCAGCCGTTTCATTGATTTGCTCGGACTCCCACATACGGAGGATCGTGGAGAGAGCGGGGCCAGCCGTGCCGCCGATGATGGCGATAAGCGCGATGAAGCCGTCCAGGTTCATCAGCACAATGTCGGGCCTCAGAATGCCCATGCCGACGACGGCGGCGGAGGACAGGAGCCACAGGTAAATCGCGGGGATGACGGTTCGACGAACCATCCTGTCGTTGAAGGTGTCTGAGCCATTTTTGCCCATCAGACCACCCCCAATATCCCCATGCCGGTGAAACCGCCGCCAACGATAGCGAGAAGCCATCGAATAAGCATACGCTGGTTTTCGTCCATCTTCAGCATGATGTCGCCCAAACGACGGTCTGTGGACGCCATCTTCACATCAATTTGCCCAACGGCGTTTGTGAGGTTGTCGAGCATTTCACCGTGCTTGTCGGTACGCCGCTCAAGCGTTTCGACGCGGTGGACAAGAACAGGGTCCGTTTCGCTCATTCAGAATCCTCCATGTTCTCATCTTGGTGGTTTTTGACTTCGCTTACGTCCATTTCGCCAGGGCGAGGCTGACGGCCAGCGGGGGAAGATTTGGGTTCTCGAAGGTCGTCTGCACCCGCCGAGGGTAGGTAGCCAAGCACTTCGCGGGCTTCGTTCACGGTGAGGATGCCTCCGTCCACACCGAGCTTCATGCGCTGCATCTTTTGGTGGTCTGACTCCTGATCCACCTTGTTGAACACAAGCCTGGGAAGATCACGGCGTCGGTGCGGAATGCCCATCAATTCAAGGTGGGCCGAGAACAGCTCGCCAATCTTTTCGGAAACGACCGCCTGGAGGCGTTCAATAGACATGATGCTCCAAAGGTTTGCGTTGTAGGTAGCCGCGAAGGTGGAGCCGCGTTCCTGGCCCGCTGCAACGCGAGGGACGTTGAGAACGGCGGAAATGTCGGCGTTGATGGCGTCGAGGAAGTTCGTGTCGTCGGGAATGGCGTTGGACAAATCAACGTGGTGCATATCGACGTAGTGAGGGAGAATGGGGATTTGGTCGGCTCGCAAGCCCTCGAAAAGCGTCCCGACTTGCTCCATGACGTAGGAGAGGCGTTGGCGGGCTTCTTCGGGGTCCACGATGCCTTCAACGGCTTCCTTGCCGATCTTGATGTATTGGCGGGTAAGCGCGTCTTGGAGCGCGATCCGGTTGTTCATGGTGTTGTATTTCGCTCGGATAGCCTGCTTGAGCGACGTGAAGCGGGATGCGCCCCACACACCATAGGTCCAGCGGCCCAGGTAGTCTTGATACCAATAGGAACGGTAGTCAATCTTGAAGTGAAGGATTTCGTCGGCTGGGAAAATCTGCATATCCACCATTTGCTCACGGAAGCGATAGAATGCGGCCTCCATAATTGGGTCGTCCTTCGTGGCGAAGATCGAGGAATACCCTGGCTGAAGGGGTTCGCGGGTGTCGAGGATGGTGATTTGCTTTACGGGCAGCGATTGGATTTTGGTAATGCCTTCTCCGGCGCGGCCCACCAATTTGTTCACGCTGTTCCCATAAACCATCAGGTCGCGCATCGTGCTAACGAGCAGGTCGTCGAACTCCAAATCGTCCACCAAATCAGAAATGACCTGGCGAATGCGCTGATTTTTTGCAGAAGCGTAGTCAATTTCGTAGTCGTTGGCCGTCAGACTGACGGATCGGACGGCCCCGTTGAGTTCGGGGTCGAGTTCAAGCATGGCGTCGAACACATCGAACTCGTTGTCGTAGTTCGAGTCGAGGCGGAGTTTGTTTGTGTCCTTGAAAATGTCCGTCATACCGGCAATAGCGGCGAAAGAATGTGGTGGAGCTGCGGCGACGCGCCTGGGAGGAACAGGCTGAGAAGGAGCTGCATCCTGACGGCGAGGTGAAACCGCCTGGACGATGCGCTGCCGCAGCCCCATGCTCACGCCACAACCCGCATGACGTTTCAATGATGGGGTCGCCCAAGGCTCATTTGAGCATCCGGTTATAATGGCCCTATGTGCATATGCCGCGTTGTTGATATGTCGAGTGCGCGTGTGAGCAATCGTGAACGGATTAGCTTTTGAGCGGTCACGGCATGACGTGGGCTATTTCTATGAATGGCTCGGCTACACCAGGGGAGAACACATCGACGAATGGCTTGACCTGTATGCGGATCGGAAGGGGGCCGAGGTGCATAGGGTGTGCATCATC